GGTTGTCGGAAAGAGTTTCAAGGGCGCTGTTAACATCAGTGAGAATGCCAACATGGCCTCCTCTTTCAATGGCGGCGTATAGCCAGGTAACAAAATCTTCATCGCTGGTGATGCCGAGCTGGTAACGCCTGATTTCATGTACCATTCCACCAAAGCCAGTCAGGGCAATCAAACCCTGCATGAAGTTCTGGTCGCGCAGTTGAAGGCCCGGCGTCAGGGTGCGGTGTGTGGCGGCAATGGCGAAGGTCTTGAATTGGAAAACCAGCGTCCAGATCGGTGTAGACATGAACAAAGGAGCCTCACCTTTACCCGGCGTGACAATGATCCGGTTGATGTCCTTGCCGAGCGCGCGGGTGTAGATCCCGGCGGCGGTTCTGGCTTCCGCATCCCACAATTCCGTCTTGGCGATACGAACGTGGCCGGCTTCTCCGGTCAGGCCGTATTTCTTCTGCTGCTCGACGATGATCCGGGCGTTTTCCATGTTGATGCCGATATTATTCAACTTGATCCGTTCGGTTTTGCTGATCGTTCCTTTAAGAAGATTTTCCGATTCAATGACGATGCGGGAACCGGCAATCAATGACGCCAGAGTTTTGACACTCTCGTTCCATTGGTTCATCAGATTGATGTTGAAGGACTGTTGCGTGGCGTTACCGATATGACGCTCGAAGGGAGTCGCCGCCGAAAGGCTGTCGGCCAGGTCGGCAAAGAGAGCCGAACGCATGGCGATATACATATCCAGAGCCTCGCCGGCAAGGTTGGCTTCCCTTTTGGCGAGCTTCATGGTGCGGAGCAACCCAAGATCCGATTTGAATGCCTCGAGGACCGGCCCGAGCGTGCGCTTGAGGCCGTCAGTCATAATCAATTTGCCGAGGTCGGGAACCGCCGCTAAAGCGCCGGTCAACAGCGTGACCGCATTGAACATTTTGGCGATTCGAATGCCCCGGTTCGTCCAAGAGGAAGGATCGTCGGGAATGCCGTATGTCCCACGAATCCTGTCACGAATGGCGCGGAAATTCTCGAGAGACTTGACTTTTTCCGCAAGCATTTCCTTACCGGCCTTGGTCCGGGGAACAGGGAAATCCGGGGTTCTGTGCGCCAATCGTTCAATGTCGTCAAGCTCGTCAAGCGCCTTCAATATGTCCTCATGTTTTCGCACACGCTTTGCAAATCCCGGTTCAATTTTTGCAATCAGGCTGTCATAGTCTGCCGCGATCTTAGCAACCACTTCCTTGAGGTCGACGGAACCGAATGCGCGAACCAGCTCCATGTCGGCGCCCATGCGGGTTGCGTAATAACGTCCGATCGAAGCGGCATTCAATTCGATGAAATCCTCGACAAAGATACTGTCGATATTGACGGTTCGTTCCTTGATCGACCTGGCGACACCGACTGCGTCGTCCTCAATGGCCTGAAACGCTTTGCCAGTGAGAATTTCGTCGATCACTCCCTTGGCTTCGCCTTTCGACAAGCCGCCTTCTTTCATCAGGATTGCCGTGAACCTTCCGCGATCGGCCTTGATCTTAACCTTGTTCCAGATGCGATGAATATAATTCGGGTCGAGTCTAAAGGTATCGGCCTGCTTGATTTCGGCTTCGAGGGTCTTGGCCTGTTTCTCCATGTCCTCGAAGAATTTAAACTGTTTGCTGGTCATACCGCGGGTTTCCGTGTCGTCCAGCAACTTGTCCATCTTATGTTTAAGGGAAAGCAGCCGGCGACGTTCCTTGATCGAAAACACTTTAAGTTTTTGAGCCTCTTGTCCGGCTCGACTATAAAGAAATTCTTGCCAAGCCTTCGCGGCCTGAATGGCTTCCGGTACAAGTCCGGCGTCCTTTGCCGTCTGCCCGGCAGAACGTACCGTCCTCATTTGGGCGCGGGTGATCTGCTCCATGAATTCGGTGCGGTTTAATGCGCCGCCACGGCCACGGATAAGATCGTCACCAAGCTGGACCAGGCCGCTTTCGTGCGGTTCAGCCATTTTCTCCGCGCCCTTGTTCTCGTTGAAATACCGCAGGCGATAAGCGCGATAGAGTTCATCACTGGCCTTCTGTGCTTCAATCATGGGCGAGATCCATTCGACGGCCACGTTCCGGTCTACACCGTGGGCCGTGACCGCGCCCGGGTCGGTATGCACGTTCTTTCTTTGATACCAAGGATGCTCGACAAGGTAGGACAGGGCATGGCGCGTAAAGGCGCTTGCGCTTTGCAAAAGCTGTTTGGCCGGCGAGCCGTCCGGTAGTTTTTCCATCAGGAAGGCCGGTATCAGCATATTCTCGTCGCCGCCGGGAATGAAGTCGCGCTCGTATGGCTTGCCCGATAAATTGGTGGCCTCGTCAGTCGCCGCTGCGCCAAGACTTTTTGGCGCCGGACCATCGGAAGGTGTGGTTGGTTTTATTGGCTTGAATTCATCAAGTTTACTGAGAGCCGAATCGTATGCTGTGTCCGCCTCCTTCCGTGATTTTATAAAAGCCACGCGCTGTTTATATCCATCAGACCCCTTATAAGGGATGGTTCCTTTTTCCTTTAATCCAGCGGCATGAGAGGCTTCGGTACTTTCAAGAAGCCCTTTGTTTTGAGACTTGAGTTCGTTGATTTGACCGCGCGCCTTGGCAAGCGCGATCGTTACATCAAGATCGTCAACAGCCTTTGACAGATCACCAAGAGTTTTAAGTATGGGTTCGACAATGGATTTCACACGTTTTTCCATACCAGATTGAACTCCCGGTATGGCTTCTCCTTTTCCTCCCCCAAGAATAGCAAGTTCTGGTTCAATATGTTTTGAAACTGCAACATCAATATCTTTAACGATATTTTCAACAGTATTGGGGGTTGCTTTTGGCCGTTGTCCAATACCGCTTTCATCGGTGCCAGTCGCCGCTAATCCTTCAGCGCGAGCGGCGGTTGCACCAAGTCTTGAATTTTCAAGCACAATATTATTGATACGATTTTCGTAATCTGCCGTGGATTCTCCTTTATTTCTCCTATGAATGACATGAGCTTTTTCATGTTCCAAGATAAAATTAGCCCATTCATCAGGTGTTGAAAAATCTTTCTCCAAAGGCCGAACCCCGGGAACCTTGGGTGATCTCCACGGCTTGTCTTTGAACGTGGCTTTTATTCTTTCAAGATCAAGAAAGATAACATCTTTTCCATCCACGGTACGTCTAAACGCCATGGGAATGCTCCCGTCTTTTCTAGGAGCCTTCATGCTCTTGGTAATTGGGCCGACGTGTATTTCTACATTTACCCCTTCGGCAAGGTTTTCCGTAAAGACACCACGCTTTAAAACTTGCCTTCCGGTTTCCATACTACGAATTTCTTCGTCCATGGCCTTCGCAAAACTGTTCACTTGGTCTAGTGGCAACTTGCCACCAAGAGAAAGCATCTTATGAAGGACACCAAAACCGACGCCGAAGCCAGCCGAAATGCCGACATGGAACGCGCTCTCTCCTAACGAGCGCGTCGGATCCGTAAGGTGCATTATGCCTTCGCCCATGGACGTCACCAAAGGAAATCCAACAGCCATCGCCAAAGGACCGGAAAGCATAAAGATCGGGAGTTCCGCCGCAAGGATACCAGTGGTCGTACCTATCGTCGCAGACGAACCGCCTTCTGCGATAAACCGTTTTCTATCCATCTGCTTTTGAAGCATTCGCAAGATCACGCTCCCCTCACCAAACGACCTAGCCTCGTCGGCAATCGGCCACATATGTTCGGGCAGGCGAGCAAAGCGAAGATCGCTGCGGGGATCGTAATCGGGGTCGGGGGCAGATGCCCCGCCGGCACGATACTGAGCGAGCTGATTCTGCATATCGGCGTCCCAACCGCCCTGAAACGGGCCTTTCCGGTCGAACATGAAACCGAGCGCCTTCGGGATCGGCGTGTCGAGCAGGGCCGCCTGGAACTGGCGCATATTCAGCTCAAAACTCTTGTCGAACATCCCGACATCATCGAGGATGGGCGGACGTCCATCTCCCATTGCCGGGTTCTGAAACGCGGCAAGACTTTTCTGGAATTCAACTTCCTTCGATGTTCCCTTTAGTTCTCCAACGTGGGTCATGATGCGCCCGCCGGTTCGCTCAGGTTGCCAGTAGCAGAAAAGCTCTTTGATTTTGACCCGGCCGTATACCTATCTTCCTGCATTTGCAGATAGCGGTTGAGTTTCGGCTCCCAATGGTCGTCAAGAATGATCGGCGGCTTCGAGGGGTCCGTCGGGTGCTGCAAGATAAGCGCGCCGCGCCATTGATCTTTGCTACTGTCTGCGGATGCTTCGAGCCTGATCCACCCTTCCCGCACCAAGTCCGTCCAGCCCAACCATCGTTGCGGCGCATCGAGGCCAAAGGTGACGACGGAACCGCCTAAACGCTTCCACCATGATCGTATTACCGGGGGAAGTTTTTCATCATCGAAGGTGGCGGTTTCCAGCATCTTGCGAACGTGATCCTCGACCAGCGCATCGACAACCTCCGGGTCGTTAAAATATGCCTCCAATGGTCTGACCACCATATTTACCAAGTTACGATCTTCTGGAAGAAAGTCTCCGTCTTTATCAATCCTGCGTATGGGCAGATAATGGGATGGCCCGACGGTACGATTTTCATAGGCTTGCATTAAAACGTCCCCATAAGCCAGCAGCGCGCCCCCTTCGCCCTCCGCATAATTCAGGCGTGCGGTGTCGTACCTCACCTTTAGGGTGTCGATAACCGGATTGGAGAATGGCGCAACGGTGTGGCCGCCGAAGTTTCTTCGGTTCCGTTCGTCCTCGAGGATGAATTTCTCCCCTTTGCCACGTTCTCGCGGTCCGGCAAGAATTCTATACGCCAGATAGGGCGGTACAAGCATCCAGGCATCGGCGCCGCCTTCCGTGGTCATGCTTTCTTCTATGTATGTCCTTATGCCTGCACCAAAAGCATCGGGTGTGGTTTTGGCGATTTCATCTACCCTACGGTCGAATTTTGGATCTTCACTATATTTCGCCGTCTGCCATTTCTGGAAATCGTCTTGCTTTGTTACCCCTGAAGGCCAAGCTTTAGCCAGATCATTGAGGCGATTTCTTATCGGCCCCGGTATTGTCGCCATGATCGTTATCCGATTCGGCGCATCTTTGTTGGTCAGACCGGCCCACATGGAAATAGCCTTATTGGCGTCCTCTGCATCGCCACTTTTAACGAGTTTGGTTATGTAGGTTTTGGCGACGGTGGAAACCACACCGAGTTTCATGGTCGATGCGACAATGGTTTCATGAATATTCGGATGGTCTACACTAAAGGGGTCTTGTTCGCCGGCGGCCTTGGCCTTTTTCTGTTCTTGTTCGATAATATCATCGGCAAAGTTAACGCCTGTGCCATCCCCGGTCAGTCCCTGGGAGTGTGCATACAAGGCTTTAGCGTATTTGGATTGCCCACCGTCTTGCGCCTTCATCCAAGCACGAACCCTGCCGTGATGCTTCATTAAATATTTGACCATGGACGGGTTCCGCTTTCCTCCTACCTCCGCACCACGCCCCAAGAGTTGCGCCAGGATTTCATCGTTTAGTTCGCCGTTATATGCTGCTTCATTGAAGTAATCGTCAAAATCGCTTTCTTCCTTGATCCCGCGTTCGGTGGCGATCGCTTTGAGCCTGGTCGCTTGTTGAGTGAGAAATGTGTTGTATCGTTCCGGGTGATAATCGAACAAGCCGGCGTCAAAAGCCTTGCCGACGTTTTTCCACGCTTCGGAGAAAGTTTTTTCATTTGATTGCAGTATGGCGGTCTGTAATTGAACGATGTCGCGGCGTTCTTGAAGGCGCAATATTGCCCTGTGATTTCCAGTGATCCGCAATAATTCCCGCCGGTTGATCGCGCGACCAAAGGGGGTCTTGTCCATTTCGACTGTGATCCCGGCGGCGGACTTGGCCTGGTCAAAATCCGCCTTATTAAATTGGGGGTCGGCATCTATCTTTGTTGTGACCGTCAACCATTTATCACCCAACGCCAGGTTGTCGGCATTCACTTGTTGTGCGATGTTGTGATAGATGAAATTCGCCTGCTTGTTGATCTTGTCCATTATTTTATTTTTGTCAGCGAGAGTCATATCGAACCCGAACCGTTTATCTATGTCCTCTTTTTTTCCACCTTCCCCGAATAAACGCTTCCTGATGATGGCTTGAAGTTTGGGTAGATTTGCCTTGTCGGATTCCGCCACTTCACGGAAAAGACCACCGGCAACGACGGCGATATTAATCGCCTTTATCTTATCGCGGCGTTCTTCCGGTCGCATGAACCCGGCTTCAACGGCAAGGTCCATCGTGGCGCGTACCGTTGACTGGTAAAGGGCCGTATTGCGGCCGTCGAACGCCGCTTCCGAGATGTTGGAAATTATGGCGTTTACGTTTTCCTCGGTGTTTTTAACATTGGTCTCAAATTCCTTATCCTCGATAACATTACTGAGGTTGACGAGGCTCTTTTTAATGACATCCTCTGCCTCGAGTTGAAGCATTCCTTGAATGTCTTTATTGGTGTCGTCGAAAAATGGGGTAAGGTAGACGCGCATTGCCTCTTCATAAAGCTCGAGGCTTTTTGGATTATTTTTGAATTCAACGTAAAGTTCATCTGATTTATTGCGGATTGCATTCTGTCGTGCCATCAGCGCCGACGCCGTTTGCTTCAACTTGAATACAGCTTGGCCTTCCGGGGTGGTGATACTCGGGTCGATTGCCCTGCGCTTGATATCGCCGTTGTCGTCGATAAAGACGGAGTTTCTACCGAATTCAACGCCGCGTGCCTTGTCGAGTCTTATATCTTCCGCCCTGGCTTTGGCAAGGAGTTCATTGGCAGCACCGGCGACCACATTAAAGGCCTTGCCAAGACCGGACGAAGGGACGGCTCCGCCACCGGGACTCGGCTTCACGAATGTCTTATTGATAAATCTGTTTTCGTCGAAACCCATTATACCCTCAAACCAAAAGTGAGCGCGCCGCGCTACCGAAGCCACTGATTACCGCCGCGCTGGCTTGTGAGCCAAATTGGCGAATACGAATTTGCGAAGTCTGAATGCCGGCTTCTGCATTGACCTTAATGGTATCTATCTGTGATCTTCCTTCTCGTTCCTGATCGTCAAGGAAAGCAAGGAAGGAGCGCCCGGAAATGTCCTGGCCTTGTGCCGCCGCCTTGGCGATTGCCGCGCCGCGTGCGCCACTTTGGGTTTTTAGCGCCGCCGCTTCCGTCTGAAGGGCGTTCAGGCGGGCAAGGCGAATGCGCCGTTGTTCTTCTTGCTGGCGAAGAAGGGCTTCGTTTCTTTGGCTGCCGGCTACGGCGATATTGGATATGAGGCTAACGCCTGTCAACAAAGTTTTCGCGTTGAACCCAAACCCGGAAAAGAACCCAGAAAAGAACCCGCCGGCGGCGGCTTGCGTTCCGATAGTGCCGGCGGCTGACTGAATGAAAGTCTGTCCGCCAACCGTTACAAGCGTAGATGTTCCGGCGGCTCCCCACCAGCCTAATCCCCAAGGGCCGGTAATGGCTATTGCGGCAATAGGGATTGCGACTTTTGCGACTTTGCCCATTACGCCATGACTTCCATGTATATCCCGCGAACCGTAGCATGAAGCGGATAGGTTTGCGTTACCACAACTGTTGGATCAATCGACCATCCGGTTAGGAAAAACTCAAAATCCCCTTCTTCAGGTTCGGGGGACAAGGAGAAATCATCATCCACGCTTGTCAAAACCAGTTCGTTTCCGCCAACCTTCAAGGAGCGCGTGTCGATCACTGATACCACGACACGGCCAATTTTTTTCTTCACACCCATCAGCGTTCCAGATCCCTTGACCGCATCGGGCGGCATGGTTTCGATGTCGAAAGTGAAGTCTAGGCCGATATGACAGTTATTCACATATTCAATGAAGGTGGCGACACCAGAGCCGTTCGTAGTCACTTCCTCCATGAATTGCCGCGCCGTATTGGTCACGCCCTGGACGACGATGGTATCAAGGTGCGCGGCAGTAAAGGACAGGTTGACTTCAGTTACGGTTACATCATCGACCTTGCCTATAAAATCACTGTTAGCGCGGAATTGTAGGTTGGAGCCGCTTGATGCGGTGATGATCTGCACAAAGGTTCCGTTGGCATTCTCGAACGATCCGGCGCCATCGAGGACGCGCGGCGTGATCTGGCCGGCGGTAACGTTCGAAAGGGTAAATTGAACCCGATAGTTCTTGCCGCTCGTTCCGGTAAAGGCTTGTTCAAGATCACTATCGGAAGATTGCGCGCCGGAACAGACCGCCTTCCCGCCGGTAATGGTCCATCCAGTTCCTTTCGTCCAAGAGGCATCCGAGGCGAATGTGCCGTTGGTGGTCTTTTCCGTCGAGGTATCGAATTTGGAACAGGCATCGAGGGTCAAATCGGGGTCGAATTCCTCGAGCCAGTAAACCGTTGAACCATCCACGGTACGCTCCATGGCCGCAAATAACTTGGTTCCAGATTGGGTGAAAGATAGGTATTTGTCGGTTCCACTTTCGCCAAGGCTATTCCAGGGAACCCAGCCAGCTAATTCTTCATTTCGGACGGAATGAAACACCGCCGCTGTTCCATCTGAATTGACGAAGAATGCGTATTGCTCCGGTCTGACGTCCGTTCCGAGGAGAACCGCAGAATCCACGACAGTTTTGAGAAGATGGTTCGATGTCGGACTGATAGCGTTTGAAGTGTGGGCCTGCTCGATGTCATTGAAGATGAATTCTCTGATAACCGATCCGGTCTTTTGCAGGAACAGGGTCGCTCCATCGAACTTGATCGGGTTGACCTTTTGATCGCATCCGTATGGCGTTTGCGGAAGAAACTGGACATTGCCCGGCGTCAAAGGATTGCCGGCGCTGGTCGGGATATACAACTCGCCGCCATTCGTGAATAACTGAATATTCCTCGACGATATCAGATGGCGGATTTCAGCCACGTTGTCGGCCGCCACGGTGGCGTCAATGGCATCTTCTGGTGTGGCATCGTCAGGATTAAAATTAAAGAACCCGCCGATCTGCGAAGCCCAAAAACCGTCCGGCCTGTCTAATGAACCTGCAAAGCAGAGGCGTTGATCGTGGAAAACACAAGCGCGCGGAAAGCCACGAACAGAGCTAAATGTCTGTTCATCCCAAAAGACCTGAGCCGTAGTAGCCGCCAGGGTTTCCCGTGTCGTACAGGCGGCAGTGGTGCTGTTGGTGATGCTGTTTATCAGGATTTCTTTATAGGTCGTCAGATCATTGCTAGTCGAATAGCGAAATATTGTTCCAACATGGCCGGCAACAAAGTGTGCCGTTGATGCGATCAGATTAATGCTGCCGCTTGTTCCAGAAGGCGCCATTGTTATGCTGTTTGAAACAAATTTGAAATACGGCTGGTTCTTGGGTGCGCCACTTGTATCTTCTTCAAAAATAAATGCCGCTTCCGTGAACGTAGTCGCGCCGGTCCGCAGGATACGATGGATCGGTTTGTCCTTATGACAGACAATGATCGTATCGGCGCTGCTGGCGAGAGTCAGTTCCTTACACTGTGCAAGGCTCCACGGCATCGAGGTAAAGGTCTGCAACAGGGTTCCGCTATCATTGTAAATCAGGACTTTGGTATTCTGAAATGCCAGGACGTAATCCTGTCCTTCGGTAAAGGAAAATTCATGCAGGACACTGGCTACTCCGAGATCGGCACGGTAGCGCGTCCCGTTGCGCCGCTTGGCTCCGCCCTGAACCAACAGGGAAGCGTTCTGCAACGACCTGGCTCCGGTAAAGAATGCTTTCAGGTCGGAACGCATACGCATCTGCGGGTCCAACTCGCCGGCGGTGAACGCCGTCTGAAATGCTTTCAGCTTTCTCTTTGGATTGGACTTTGGATTTCGTCGGCCGCCGCGTCTTACAGGCATTACGACCTCCGTTTGTCGATAAGACTCCGGGCATTCAGGTTGCGCGCCGTCTGCGAGGACGAGTCGGACCATCGGGCTTTCGAGTATTCAACAACGGCTTGCTCTCCAAAATGGGCGGCAAGATAGGAATCCTGAGTAATGGCGGCAGAGAACGCCGATGCCAGATCAAGCACGACGGCCTTGGTGAAGTAGGCGGGCCAGTCGATTTCTGCACGGGAATAGATATAAGAGGCAACCACCACATCGCTACTTGTCGCATCGCAATATATATGATCCTCGAAACGGTCGAAAGTGATCGGATGATCGAGAACCATAACGGAATTCAACAGGAGAATTTTGGGATCGGTCGGCATCTGGAAGGCGGAATCCCATTCGTCAATCGGATCCGCAGCAAGAAAGGAAAGAATTTTCTTTCCACTGGCGAACCGCCATCGGTGCGACGTCAGGGCGGCGTCAACGGTAGGTTGGTACAAGTGTGTTGCGGCGATCTGTTCGGTCGCGGTTCCGACAAAACTTGAAATGCTGTTTGCACCGATTAGGACGAGAGCCTGGTTGGCAACTTCAACACTTGTGTCAGCCATTCGGCGCTCCTAAAAAGATGGGGGGAGGCGCGTTTGCCTCCCCCCTAGTTATCCGGGGAGGATTAACTAAACGATGTATTCGGCGCGTACGATTAATCCGAGTCCGTTTCAGCGATCGCTGTCCCGTCTGAAATATCGACGGTAGTCCCGTTATTGGAGAGGACAAGACAGAAGCTAGTTGTCGGAGTCGACGTATCCATAGCGATAATTACGTCCCGAACATTTAGGAAATTGACAGAATCACCGGTAAAATAGCCTGAGCTATTCATCGTAGCGATGTTATCCGTCGTGGTGTAAACCCACAACGTAAAACCGTTGCCTGTCGCAAGGTTGGTAAGGCCAGAAATTGCGAATGCCATGATGGTTCCCCTTATGCTTCGCTGATGGAAACTTCGATGATGCCGAGAACATCAATCAAACAGCTTCCTTGCGACATTTTGTTGACAACCAGGTGGGCCTGCTTCTGACCTACCCATGAAACATCCTGAGAAACGTCTCTGCCAATTCCATGACCCATCGAGGTCGTGTGATAGGCAAACGTCTTGCGGATATTGGCGGCGACGTCAAGGCCCGAGAACGCGAAGATGAAGAAGCCATGCCAGCGTTTGGCAATCATGCCTTCACGGTACGGCAAGTTGTCCGGGCCAATATAGTCGGCCTGGGCAAATTCGTTGATGTCCATGAGATCCGACCAGCCAGCATGACTTGTCACCCAAAAGCGCAGGTGATCGTCGGGAACATCGTTATTGCCGAGGGTTTCAAAGGCTTCATGCACCTTCACCTTAACGTGGCCGGTGGAGTTGTGCGCGATGGTCGAGGTCGTGGTATCCATTTCGGTCGTAATCAGCGAGTCGGTCTTGCGGCCGAGGGCGGCGGCGCCGGCCTGTGCGGCAAGGTTTTTCTCGTCGATGTTGGTTTTGAGCATATCGAGGTCGTCGATATATTCGGCGGCGTAATGGTCGGTCATGGTGCAATCAACCGTCGTATGGCTGACGTTCATAACCGGGACATCGCCGTGGCGGGACTTGGTACTCGCCGTTCCCTTACCGTATTTCTGGAAACGGACATCCTCGCCGTTGACGCTGACCTTGCGCCGGATCGTATTCCGCAGCTTCGTTCCCATGCGCTGATAGGCAACATGAACGTCGGACTCGAATTGCCGAATAAAGGCTGTTGAGATTGTTGGATTTGCCATAGTGGCTCTCCTTCGAGGTTAAGACAAAGTTACAGTTCGAGACTGAGGTTATGCCTTGCTCGTCGGATGGTGCGGTTGCGCCAGATCGTCGGGGCCGCTACCGAAACCACAAGGGGCCGTCTGTCCTTAATCCAGCCATACTATATAAGGCGTGACCTGCGGTATGCACAAAGACGCGACCCCGGCGATTGGCGAAGGCCGGGGCCGCTAGACCGATGCCCTCGCGGGAAGCGTCAGGACACCGGCGTTTAACCGGCGGCCGTCAGCTTTTCATAGCCCGCGTCCACCTTCTTGACGAATTCCGGGTCGATTTTATTGGGATGCCAGTAACGCTCATCAGCTTGCATGGCGCGTAACTCGTTGAGAGTAATGGACGATCCCGTTCCTGCCGGGCCACCGGGCGAGAACGCCGGCTCGCCGGAGTTCCGCATGATTTCCTCGAGGGCGGTCACGCCGTCGGCCGTCACCGCGAAGTCGGCAAACGCCTTGTAGGTTTCGGGCGAGAGATTTTTCTGCGCCCACTGATTAACGTGTTGGGCGCGATCCTTTCCGTTATCACCCAACTTGCCGATTTCCTCTTCAAAGGATGGCAGTTCGGAAAACTTGCCTTTGATATAGGCGGTCACGCCCTCATCGAATTGCTCTTGGTTGAAACCAGC